CGTTGATGTCGTACAGCCGCGTGAAGTACGCGGCGCCGCCGAGGTCCTTGATCGGCGGCATGGTGTGCGCCGGCTCGTGGTACGCGGTTGCCAGAGCATAGGCGACGTAGCTGACCGGCCACCCGTCGTTCGCGCAGGCGCGGATGATGTTGTCACAGCCCTCGAACTCGTCATCGCTGATCTTCGGGCCGATCATGTGGTTCTTGCGGAGCCAATCGTAGAAGGCTCCGTAATCGGCGAAGGCGAAGCTCGCGTCGTTTGCCGCCTCGGTCACGATCTCCGGCGCGGCCGAGGGCGGGACAACCACCGCTGCGACTTCTGGAACGCGAAGGTTGGCGGCGAGCGTTGACGCCTCCGCCAAGAGGGCGATCAGACGCTCCTGATCTGACTCGAACTGTCCTGCTGCAACTGCCATCGTTTCACTCCTCGTCGACATACCGCGAGCGCCGGGCAGAACTTCCCTGCGACGGCGGCGGTTCGGGTGCGACCCCTGCTTGTGTAGTGACCTCGGTCTTGCTTTCCGGCGTCTCGACGCTGGCGGTCCGCGTGATGCCGATCCCGGATCGGAGCAGACGGGCCGACTGGACCAGCTTCACGATCTGCTCGGCGCTCGGCGCTACCATGTAGAACAGGATCAGCATTGCGAGGATACCGATCATGTACCGGGTGACCTGAAAAATCTCGTCACCCTTCTGGAGCTTGTACAACCCGTCGATTCCACCCCAGATGAACCCGAGGGCGATCAGCGACATCAAGAAGGTGTAGGTCCGGCGCCAAAACCAATCCGTCTCCGGCAACGGGTCCTGAACATCGACCTGCACGGCTGCCGGACTGTCACCCGTGGCCGATGCTGAGTTTCCCGGTTTGGTCGAGTCGGTCATACCTTCGTCCTCATATGCTGGTGGAGATCGGTGGTAGCGACCCGGAGCCTATGGGCTTCCTCGGTCGATGAGCGCATAGCGTCCCGAAGTTCGCGAGCCAGATCGTTGCCCTTGTCGAGTCGGCGCTCGATACTCTGGGCGACAACAGACAGTTCCTCGACCGCTCGTGCAAGGAGCTTGTTCGATTCGGTCAGGGCCGTCATGGTCCGGGTTTCCATCAACGCGGCCGATACGACCTGCTGCCCGGTATCCGCGCCCCCCTTCTTGACCTCCTTCAATCCCTTGTAGATGCCCCCGACCACGGCGGCCACGGCGAGACTGAAAACCCCAAGGGACGTGATGATGGCGGAGATGTCAGGCGGCGACGCGGAGGCGATCACTGGCGGCACGATTCGTCTCCTTCAACTCGCGCCGTTGCTCTGCTGCATGGATCACGTCAATCGCGGCTCGGTGCGCGGAGAGCAAGTCGGCGACCACGAGCCACGGATAGACTACGAGGCCCATATTTGGAACCCCTGATTTCCAGAGACCGATAACAATTTGCGTCAGAATGAACATCGAAATGAAACTGGTGATGACCCGGATCATCGGGGTCCGGGTGTAGGCTCCGTTGATGAACAGGGCGATGGCGCGCGCCGACCCGGCGGCGAAAGCCAAGCCGCCCCACACAAGAGCGGGGTATGGGGCGATATAGTTACTGAGTGAGACCATCCCGGCGAACAGCACACCCGTTTCCGGGTTCGTGAAGACTTCGGGATGCAGGAGCAAGTAAAACCCCCACGTAGTAAGCATCCCGGACATCAGCCATTCGATCTTGCGCGAAGGCCAGTGCTGGCGGAGGGAGCGGATAATCATCAGGACCTCGACTCTTGCTGCGCGGGGCGCGAAAGGAGGGATATCTATAGTCCTGATACCCTTCCTTGGCAATCCCGTGAACAGATCGGGTACGGAAATCATTTCCTAGACAATCGGATAAGGAACACTATCCGGCGTGAAACCGGCTGGGTTGTATACCGCGTCGTCGATAGTGAACCTCATCCAGTTGAAGGCACCGCGAAGATACCGACCTGTGTTGGTTGGATCGTAGCCAATGGATACGTCGTTACCGCTGGACGAAGATTCGTTGCCACTCTGGGTCCCGGTAGCATCTAACACACCGTTGATGAAAAGATAGGTGACCCCCGACTTGCGAATCATACACACATGGTACGTTGTGTTTATCGCTAGAGTCGTAGCACCCGCCAACAGCAAACGCTGTGTGCCGACAGCGTACCAACCCCAAGTCAGTTTACCTGTCGCACTAACATAGCACCAGAAATCAACCACAGATGCCGCGCGACGCTGTATAATCGTCTGCATCGCGCCAACCGACGTGAGACGTATATAGGCTTCAAAGCAAACGTCTTTAGTTCCTGTTGAAAAGTTGGCGGCAGGAGAGAAAACGATTCTATTGGCGTTAGCCGCCCCGAGGTTGATTGACGGGGTTCCGTTAACGTCTACGTCTACATCATTTTTCGCAGCACCGGCTGGCGTAAGAGCGAACGCAAAGGGCGAATGATCTACGAAAGACGTGCTTTCGTCAGCGCCTTCTCCATAAAGAATCAGATGGCGCTTGGAGCGAATAGGATCGCTATCGCTCTCTTCGACCCCTGCTTGCTGAGCTATGATTCCGGGGATCATGCGGGCACCGTTTGACCGAGGATATCAAAAACATCGACCCCTGCTCTTTTGAGAGTAACCGTCATTCCGGGCGCCATGACTAAAGTCCCGCCGGATGGAACATTGGCGGTGACACCGCCCGCCGGAGTTATGGTGAGATTATTCGCCCCGACATTACGGATATGCCATTCACCGTCGTTCGGTAAAGCTGTTGTTGCGTTGGTAGCGATATTGACGACCTTTGCGGTCGCCTTGGTCATGCGGATATAATTTCCGTCGTCTCCCGGCGCTAAAGTATAATCCCCTGCTTCGGTCTGAACCGGCGCCGACGACGCCCCGCCGCCACCGCCGCCCGGAAGATCGTCGATAGAGATACGACGGCTGACCCATTGAGCGATATTCACCGCCTCGCCTGCCGCATCATCAACGATTACATCGCCATCAACTCCGCCGATAGTCATCTTTGCGGCGGTAAGGTCTGTGATCGTCGCCACAAAGATATTGTTGGCAACATCGCCCGTGAAGCCAGAGACCTTGACGCGCATACCAACCGCGAACCCGGCCGCTAGGAAACCATTTCCGCTGTCGTTGTAGCTATTATCGGCCGCTGCTGCGCTTATCGTAGCAGCATTGATCGCAACCACGGTTGAGACTTGCGAGATTTCGATAAGCTCGCTGTTGTCCAGAGGGGCAGCGGCTGCCAGATCGGTGATACGACTCGTCATTTATTCCTCCGTAATCCGTAGTTCGCTGCCGTCCTCGGTGATACGATATTCACCCTGTTCCGTCATGCGGAGGGAGGGATTAATCGGAACCGAGAAACGATAATTGAAGTGCGATGCAATGTCTCCGCGAACAGATTCAAGTTCCATATAGACCAAAGCAGGGCCTCCGTCAGCCCCTTGCATCGTGCCGTCGTACACCCACGTATCAACGAGACCGAGGTCTTCGGTACGAAGTAAAGTTGTACCGTCGAAATCATAGACGCGAACTCGGTACTCGACCCCCGGCTCCGGGCCTACGCTGGCCTCGCCGTGGCCGACTGGTACATCTTGTTGCGCGATCCTGTCGCGGTGTGTCCATGTCAATTCAGGCTCGGGATACTCACCGCTCGTCATCTCGTAGATCGATTCCCCGTCGACCCGGACATCGCCGGGAGGGTACGGGCGGAATACGCGCTGGTTCACTGTGATCGAATCTTCGACAGCATCGTCCAAGGGAAGAAGATCAGTCGAGGTACGGGTAAGGGCTTTGGCGAAGACCTCTTCGCCGTCCTGATACTCTCGTCCATCGGAAACGATTTCATCGTCAACGTTCCAGATCGTGGAACCATTACTGTGCGCCTGCGGGATCGTATCGGCCACGCCGCGCTTGAGCAACATCTCCCCGGTCACAGGGTTGAGGACGGTAAGTTCCATCTGCTCATCGTCAATCTGGATGACCTCGCCAAGGGCATACTCGGCAAGGAATTGACTCATATTAGCGTCCGGGTCGGCGAAAGCCACTGTGTCAAGAGGGCCGATGCTGCCCATCAGCGTCAGCCACGAGGTAAAACCGCCCGTGGTGAAGACCTGATACACCTCCCCGGTCACCTTGGTCGCGAGATCGAAACCCTGCGTGTTTACGTCTGGAACGTCTTTGGCAAGCTCCCCGATGTAGCTGGTGCCTTCATCAAGAGCGGCGCGATCAGCATCCGTGCTTCGCTGGAAGTAATCGCGGTAGTTGACCTCGATCAAACGAGTCTCCGGCGAAGGTGCCGCGTTGAAGTTCGGGGGAGTCCATCCGGGCGGCTGGGGCGTGACATAGGACGTGGCGGGCATCCCGAAGACATCCTGCACCCCTTTCACCACGATCTTGCCGTTGGTCAACGTGCCGTCCTGAACCTCTCCAGCCCGGATAACCATCTCGCCAATATTCTTGCTCGGGAAGGAAATACGGAACGGCATCCCCGGCGTGATTCTCCACGCACGACGATCAAAGGTGAGGGTCAGCTTTCTCAAACCAGTCTGGAGCTTGAGTTCCCGCATCGCGATACGACTGAGCAACGCGCGCGTCGGGATGCCCTTGTACTCGATAGTGTTGGAAATGATTTCGCCGAGAGACTGGATGCTCGCGGCGTTCTGGACGCGGATCGAAATCTCTTCTTTAGTTGTCGGATCGAAACCTTTGACGATGATCTCGTTGTACGCGGTCTCCTCGGAACTGGCGTCATCCTCTTCGACTGAAAGGAGGCCGCTGTCCGGGGTGTATAAGGGAAGCTGGGCGATGTCATAATCGCCCCGGATCAGCCGGAGCGTCATCTTCCCGGTTTCACGGTCAACATACTGGGCACCGCCAATATGATCGATGATGACCGGAATGAAGTCCTTGATCGACTCTTGCCTGAACCACGGGATGCAGAGACCAAGAGCTTCGCTACAAAGCTGATTGGCGGCGTAGGTATAGCTGTTCACGTCGAGCAGTTCGACAGGCATACCTCGACCCCATTCGGGATTCGTGTTGATCTCGTACAGCATGTGGGCGCCATTGGCGCCGTAAATCTTCTTCCCGTTCTCGCTCTCCAGAACGATGGTCGCCTTGGCAGGATACCACGGCTCGTTGTTCCACCACCCCGCCGTTGTTCGACGAAGACGGAAAGCCCATTCCTTCGGATATGGGTTCAAC